CTCGAAGGGTGTTGACAATACAGACCGACAACGATGCCATCGCCACAATCTGCAATCTGTTCAGAGGTTTCAGCGACTCATCTTCCGAGATGTCTGCAAGAGAGGAGTCGGCAAACGCTCGTTTGAGAGCAGCGGCACCAGAACTGTTGATGGCATTGACAGGACTCCTCGCAACCGCTGAATTTGTCGATGCTGGCAACAAACGAGAAGGGGAGGATCGTTATGGATTCGCCCAGTCTTTATTTGAACAATGCAGAGCCGTTATCGCGAAAGCAACAATCGAACCACTGAAGCCATGAACATAAAAACAATACGGAACAAATACGGGTGCATTCACAAGATGCCAGAAATCACGATCTACACAGGGCGGCACGAACACGGGAAATACGCGGGATTCGCGCTTCCTTCCATGCTTTACGTCCCCGCGTGCATTTTTAAGCGCGGCGACGCGGCGAAAATCATTCGTCACCACAGGAAAGGGGGCAAGAGTGCTAATTGACGACAAACTCGCGTTGCTTGCGGCGACTGCGGAGGTGATGGGAACCACACCCGAGGCAATTACCGGCAAGCGAAAAACATTCGCTGAAGCCCTAGCGCGTCAGATTGTCATGACGCTATGGGCGGAGGCGCATTCACTCCAGGCATCGTGCGAAGCGGTGGGGAGAACTCACCACACCGCCGCATTCTATGCCAGGCGGAAGATTCACGAACGCTTGCAATACTGCGATCCAACCCGTGAACGATTGAAGATGATACTGCAAAAATACTCACAAATTATTCTTGAACAACGAAACCAAAACCAATAAAACAATCGCGGCAGGGGGACAAACCCTGCCAAACACAAACCAAACCATGAACCTAGAACACAGCACACCAGAACTATTCACCGCCCTTGCCAAGATGCAGGGGGAGGTTGAAAACGCGACGAAGGGGAGCTTGAATCCTCACTTCAAATCGAAATACGCAGACCTAGCGGAGGTATTAAACACCGTTCGCCCAGTCCTTGCCTCGAACGGGCTATCCGTTATCCAATCCCCGTCATTCGATGGGGGAACCTGCCATGTCACGACCACCATCGCACACAGCGGGGGCGGGTATATTCACGGCACCATGTCATGCGTTCCTGCCAAGCTGGACGGGCAAGGCATCGGAGCGGCGACAACCTACCTTCGCAGATACAGCCTTGCCGCTCTCTGTGGGGTCGCACAAGAGGACGACGACGGCAATACCGCCGCGCACACCAAACCAGCCGTCCACCCGCTTATATCGAATCCTGAAGCAAATCGCATCAAGGAGGGCATCGAAACCCTAGGCATCGACGAAGCGGCATTTCTGAAGCATTACGGGGTCGCCTCAGTGGGCCAATTAACGACTGATAAAATTGCCAGCATCGACAAAGCATTCGCAACCAAGAGATCAAAGCCATGATAAAAGAAGCAACCATCGAATACAACCTAGGCAAAGCGTATTATATGCGCTCTGCATCGCCCAGGAACCTGAACGCGCCTGTTTCAAAGTCGCTGCTATGGGATTTCAACCAATCTCCCTACAAGTGGCGACATTCCACGGGGCGAGAAGCAACGAAGGCGATGGATTTAGGCACGCTTATCCACTCCGCTATCCTAGAACCCAATATCCCGCTGGAGGACATCGCCGCTGTCATGCCATTCCCAGACTTTCGCACAAAAGCCGCCCAGGAATGGAGAGACGATGCGAGAGCTATGGGGAAGATGATAGCAACCAGCGACGACATCCGCGCAGCTTCAGGTTGTGAACAGGTCTTTTCCGAAGACTACGCCTACAGATTCGGGGGTGGATACAAGTCCGAGGTCGCAGTGTTCGCTATCATTGGCGCAACTGAAATCAAAGGGATGATTGATCTTGTCCCCGACGACCTAGACCTGCTGGTGGATCTCAAGACTACCGCGAAAATCGGCAGTTTAAGGAACATCACCAATACCATCATTGACCGAGGTTACCACTGGCAAGCTGCTTTGTATCTCGACCTATGGAACGCTGCCAGCGGAGAGAATCGCACACGCTTTGTTATTTGCTTCATCGAGGTTGATTCACCGCATGAGTCAGCATGGGTGGAAGTCTCCCCTGAACTCATCGAGGCGGGGCGAGTCGGATACATGAACGCTGTTGCGAAATGGCAAGCGTGTTGTGCCACGGACACATGGCCGCGCCAACATGAGGGGATTACCATCATTGAGAAACCAGTTTATCTATGAACCAACGGGGGGAGCGCATCCTACACGCTCACAAACTAAACTAAATATGAGTGATAAAATTGACATTACGGGCAAAGTTGAAGCAATTCTTGATATTCAAGAGTTTGCATCTGGATTCAAAAAGCAAACGATTGTTATCGAGACGGAAGGCAAATTCCCTCAGAAAGTGCCTATCGAGTTCGCCAAGGAGAAAATCGAGATGATTTCCGCTCTGAAAGTAGGGCAACAGGCAACAATCAGCGTGAACATTCGCGGGAGTGAATACAACGGGAAGTATTACGCTTCTCTATCGGGCTGGCGGGTATCTGCTAGCGTAGATGCTAATGTTTCAGACGAGGCGGATTTCATACCCTTCTAAAATAGTGATAACAACCATACAAACACCATGAGCGGAGGACATTTTGACTACCAACAATACCGAATTGAGGACATCGCGGTGGAGATTGACGAGGTAATTAAATCAAACGATGACGAATCTCTGGACAAGTGGGGACAACGGCGAGGCAACAACTACCCGCCTGAAATCATTGAAAAGTTCCGCGAGGCCGCGCACACTTTGCGACAGGCGGCAGAAATGACGCAGCGCATGGACTGGCTGCTAAGCGGCGATGATGGCGAGGATTGTTTTCTGCGCCGATGGGACAAAGAAGTGAGAGACTACTACGAAAAGCCATGAGCATATTCGACGATACACCTCTGGAAATCGGCATCAAATACTATGACAAAACAATCATAGGATGGGATGCTGAAGCACAAAAGTATCTCGTCGCCTCGCCATGCTTCAAGAAAGACCTCTGGCTATCTAAGGAGAAAGTTGAGCGCGAATACGGCAGTAGTCTGCTGGATGGTGTCGAGTTTCGACAGGCGACACCAGGGAATAGCTACAACACCCGCTATTTCCGAAAAAATACAAACTAAGTTGCGATAGTAAAAAATCCTCTGGCCCAGAGAATCGCAACAGGGCAAACTTTCATTATGATTAGACCACCAATACCACCAACATACTCAGAAGAGAAAGCCGCCAAACTAGGCTTTAGATCCATCACGATGTCTTACGATTGTTCCGACAGGACGGATAGAGAATACCTATCCCGCGTTCTGTTCGACATGATTAACATCAATCATTGCATCATCAAGACCACTAGGGGCGTAGAAGTGGGGAGGTTGAAAGTTGAGCTACTATGAACCTATTCCCAGATATGCCCGAGGAGATGTCCCCACGGCTCAAATGGATGAAAGCAAGGAACATTAAAACGCTAATGACAAAGGACAACAGGTGGGTGGCTTACAAAAGTGAGACACAGCACAGTTTTAACCATGACAACGAGATCGACGCGGTTGTTGGTCTCGCAAAGAAACTAAAGATCAAGCTCTGGAAAGAATGAAAACAATAATTGGAATTGACCCAGGCGTGAACGGCGGAATCGCATGGATCACTGATGGTAAACCATGTGTGGAGAAAATGCCTGATACCCTGCAAGACCTGTGGGAGTTGATTGTTTCCATAAGCATGAACGCGGAAACTGGAGGGACTGGAATCTACGCATACATCGAGCAAGTTCATTCATCGCCGCAGATGGGCGTAAAATCAGCCTTCACTTTTGGAAATGGATTCGGACACCTCGAGATGGCATTAACCGCCGCTGGCATACCTTTTGCTAGAATTCGTCCACAAGTATGGCAGAAAGAGCTTGGATGTATGACGAAAGGTGATAAAAATGTCTCCAAGCGCAAGGCACAGGAGCTTTTCCCCAGCATGAAGGTAACTCATGCCACTGCCGATGCTTTACTTATTGCACAATACGGAACACAACAAACAAAATGACACCAGAACAACAAAGAATAGCCATTGCGGAAGCGTGTGGGTGGACATGCTGCGGCCAAGTCCAAGGTTTAAATCCTCACGGTTTAGTGCCTTGGCGTAAAATTGACGACTACACTACGCAACAGGTTTTAAATCACGAAGTCCCGATGGACACTTTGCCCGACTACCTCAACAACCTCAACGCGATGAATGAAGCTGAGAATGTGCTGACAGGCTACCCACAAAGAGTAACCTACTACGAAACCTTATCAAAAATAGTAGGCTACCTCGCCTTCGAATTTGTTCGCGCTACCGCCGCACAACGCGCAGAAGCCTTTCTACGCACGATTGGAAAATGGACAACTAACTAACTAAACAAACTATGAACACACCGACACCGAAAATAATACAATTACTGATGTCACATAACGACTCCGTATGGCAAGGAGTTCTGCTTGGTCTTGGAAATGATGGAATGACATATCATTGCCAAGGAGATACGTGGCAACCTTACATACCACCGTTGGAGCCACAAGATAAAGCAACAGAACTAACCGCCGTCACCGAGCAGCGGGACGAGGCGTGGAAGGAGATTGACTTGCTGAAAACCAATCTCAGAATTCAAACTGAGCATACCGAGAACGCAGTTCAAGATCGCGCAGATGAACATATTGAACTGCACAATCAAATACATGAGTTGACCGAGCAGCTGGACTTAATCGAAGGAATGTATCAAAAAGTTATTGCAGCAGTGCTTGACTGCGACCCAATCCCCGCTTGCAAACGAGAGAACGACCAGCTTGAACCTCCTTGGGAAGTTATTACCAGAATTAGAGAGCAGCGGGACAGACTGCAACTCGTAGTCGATGAAGGATGCCGAGCTTCTTCATTGTGCCGTGAATATAGGGAACAGCGGGACAAGCTGGCGGAGGCTTTGAAAATGATTGCGACATTCGATTACGATGACCTACAATGCGACAATGGTCACGGAGCTAGATATGTTGCAACCGAAGCCCTGCAATCCCTAACCACGAACGCAAAACCATGATGGCACTACCCACACCTGAGACAGATGCCGAAATTCACCGCGTGACATGGGAAGGTGGGAAAGTCACCGAACATCATGCCGTTAGCAAAGACTTCGCCCGAAAGCTAGAACGTGAGCGCGACGATTTGCAAAACGCCATAAGCGGCTTGTGCGAACACTTCGAGATACACCCAGCAAGCGCAACATTTCTTGCCGTTGAACTTCTGAGAATAGAAAGTCAGCGGAAAGAGATGGCTGAAATCTTGCGCGACATCTTGGCTTACGATAAAGGCGATAAACCACATGACTACTGGGCTTTGCAAAATCAGGGCGTGGCCAATGCAATGGCGTTCGACGCTTGGCAGGAAATTTTGCGAAAAATTGAACAAGCATTAGAAACCGAACCATGACAAAACGACCCTGCCACATCTGCGGAAGCACCAACTGGCCCAGCTCAACCACAACCTGCCCTATTTGTATCGGGGAGGATGAGGCGGAGCGGGATGATTATGATGGGGATAAATGCAACCAAAACGCACATTAAACAACACTCATGCACAACAAACGCCTAGACATGCACGAAACCGCATTTCATACACAACAACGCATCCGCTGGTTAGCGGTCTTGGAGGATGTCTCCGGACTGGAACAGCTCGAAGAACGATGGAAACCCTACGGCTACAACTTCGAAACCGCGATGCAGGCAAAAGCCGCATACGAGGAGTGGGCAAAAGAAGAAATACACTTCGACTGCCTAGACGATGCCATCCTTGGGACAAACGAATCTGGCGGACTATTCCCGGCCCGGCTCGAAGCGTTTTTCGCCGGGTGGATTTCTTCCGCTAACGCATAAGCTCATGGATGCCGCATCACAGACTCCCGAACTCGCCAAAGACGCTGCGCGGCATTCCATGCAGCGTCTTGTTAGCCCTCTTTTGGTGGCTGCGATACCAGCGAAGGAGGCCGAACCGTTCTTGCTAATGCGGCACTATGCAAAGCGCATGTGTCCGATCTCCTACGCCTTCGGAGCGTGGCGGGGCACGGAGCTTGTCGGGGTGGTGACATACGGCACGCCAGCAAGCGCACCGCTGAGAGGCGGACTGTGCGGCGACGAATGGGCAGAGCATGTGCTGGAACTGAATCGCCTGTGCTGCGAGAACTCCCCAAACGTGGCAAGCCTACTGGTGGGAAGGTCGCTGAGGATGCTGCCGAAACCGTCCGTGGTGGTAAGCTACGCAGACACGGCACAAGGGCATGTCGGCTACATCTACCAAGCAACGAACTTCATCTACACCGGACTGAGCGCGAAGCGCACAGACTGGAAAATCAAAGGCCGCGAACATCTCCACGGCGCAACCGTGGCAGACGAAAGCCGAGGCCAAGCCAACCGCGCTGAATGGATGCGCGAGAAATACGGTGACGACTTCTATCTGGACGACCGCCCGCGAAAGCATCGCTATGTCTTCGCGGTGGGAACGAAAAAGCAACAGTCCGCAATCAGGGCGGCTCTCAAATACCCTGTGGAACCATACCCGAAAGGACAAAGCCAACGCTATGAAATCAACGCACCGATCACCACGCAAACCGCCTTTCTCTTGGGCTAACACCCCAGCACAGGAAGGCGAGAAGGGCAAACTTTAAGCAACACTCATGCACAACAAACGCCTAGACATACACAAAACCGCCTTTCATGCCGAACGACCAAGTGGAGGCACGCGACGAATGAAGCCCGAATCCAAAATCAGACGTTCCTCGCGTTGCCTCGCACGCCTTGTTCGCATTATTTCGGGCATTGCCATGCTTCCAGTCGCAACGGCCATGCTAAAAAACGGAAACGGCGAGACAGCGGCTTTATGGGCATTAGTCGGAATGTCTCTGATTTTTATGTAATGCGAACACCCCAGCCAACAACAACCAAAACAAAACTGAATAATATGAACCAACCAACCAAACCCGAGGCATTGCCTACAACAAATTGTTCCTCTTCTTTTTGGGACACACCAGAAACCGATGAAGCAGTAGCTAACGCCGAATGTGAAAGCGATCTTGTAATGAGCATGAGAAGCATGGAAAAGCGCATGAATGATGCCATTATAGAGGCTACAAATGCCGTTAATGACATCATACGCGTTACTTGGGAGCGCAATCATTGCAAGCAGGCGTTGGAAAAGATGCACAAGCCGAAATGCGCGTGCGGGGAAGACTCAACCGGATGGGTGGAAATCAAGTGCTGTAATATCTGCGGACTGCCGCACAAGGACGAGACGATTACATGGTCATTTTCTCCCGCGAACCAAAACAGCGCAGGCACCGCCGCGCAAGAAATGCCAACGAAATGAAATTGAAAAGCAAATGGGCGGTTGATCTGCCGCGAATTGTTCGCATTATTTTGGGCATTGCCATGCTTCCAGTCGCAACGGCCATGCTAAAAAACGGAAACGGCGAGACAGCGGCTTTATGGGCATTAGTCGGAATGTCTTTAATCTTTATGTAATGCGAACACCTCAGCACAGGACAACCAAAACCGACCTTGAATAACACGCATGCACGGCAAAGCGAATAGCAATACACAAAACCTCCTTTCATGCACAACAACGCATCCGCACGTTATCCTTCTTAAAATTATGAGCGAAACGATCCACAAAGCGAACTACAAATCCAAGGTCAACGCCTACGTCGGGCTTGGGCAATACGAACTGACACCCACCACCGTTTGCCGTGGAGGAAAAGGCTACTACTCCAAGCGACCACCTCGCGGACTGCTGGCGAGAAACTGGAAGCACGTGACCTGTAAGCATTGCATCAAGCATTCTCCGGCTAACGCCTCTGTGGAGGCACGCCCCTAACGACCATGAATACATTAACTAACTCCGAGGCGTTGCCTCCCACGAATTGTTCGGCTTCTTTAATTCCGTATTTGTCGCACAAGGATTATAACGGCGGCGAAATGCGTGAATGGCGAATCTTCTGCCCAAATGGATGCGGGGGTGAGGGGTTTTACCGTAAGACCAAGGATGAATGCGCGGAACAGGCTTGGTCTGCTGGGTGGCGCGTTTTCGGTGGGAAGCCTAAATGTAATAATTGTCTGCCGAACGCCCAAGGTGAGGCACAGCCTCCCGCCAAATGACTATGAATACACCAAAAGACTCAACGGGAGGCTGTTGTCCTCCACCGCCTTGTTCGGCATTGGCGGGAACTTTCGACATTGAGACCATCGAACAGGCTTTCTTCAACCACGACCACGACGGAATCGAACCAGCCCCCGGACAGTGGGAGAAACGCCGCGACCAGTGGCGCAGCTTCAAAGTCTATCTCGCAGCCCATCCACGGCAGGAAGTCACGCCGGAACGAACGGATGGCGGATGCACTCCCATAGTGCCGGACGACTCTCCTTGTTTGCCGAACGCCTAGCTCATGCACCCGCCCACGCTATACTCCGATTGTAAGAAAGACGCTCCGGCGGGTTGCATGAAGCGTCTTGTTCGTTGCTCTTCATTATTCTTTATGGGATGTCACCTGCCTTTGAGTGGTGAGTTCGGAATGCAGTCCGCTTGAAAATATGCAAATAAGTAATAAAGACAGCTCACCCTTCGACCTGGTGCTGACTCCAGATGGCGTTTATCTCAGTGATGGGAGGCCGATCCCAAGTGCTGACAACACCTCTCTCGGCGTTAATCACCGCCAACCGATCGTTGGTGTCCATAACGGAGATGACCTTGGCAAAGGCATCCTCTGCGCTGAACAGCGTATTGACGTAGAAGAGGGAGTATTGGAACTGGTGCCACTTCCCGAGAGCCTTGATAGCGTCTCTGACGGCGGCGTAGTTCTGTCCGGGCGAATTGAGGTCGTAGACGATAAACAGATTATGTCTCATGGTGTTGGTGCGGTGGTTGGTGGTTCTGGAAATTCTTCAACGAACACCCCAGCACAGGAAGGCAAGAGCCTTTCCTGATGCGATAAGTTAGAATTTACACAACACAACAAAATGAATAAACAACCAAGCACAACTAAAAAGATACACGCATGGCTCCTACGGGGCTACAAACTAACACCAATGCAAGCTCTTGAGAAATGGGGATGTATGCGCCTTGCTGCAAGAATAGCCGAACTCCGCAAGGATGGGGTGGATATTCGCACAACGCCGATAACCCGTAACGGAAAAACCTTTGCTCAATATAAATTGTCATGAGAGCTAGCGACAAGGGATTCAATATCGTCACAGGGCGTAGGAGGAAGAAACCGTGGGAGGTGAAAGCAATTATCGTCCTCCGATTGGAGCAAGAAACATTCCAGCGTATTCGTCGGCTTGCACAGCGTGAGAAATGCAGCGTAAGCCAGGCGGCTGAAATGCTTATCCGCACCGCTGATTCAGAGAATATCGAACCGACACTTCCCGTTGACTACTCCCACCTGCTTAACAAAGCACACACTTACACAGTTTCACAAATCATCAATCAACTATGAACCCACTACGAGGATTCCCAAAACGCTACGAGGATGCCCCACCAGCGACAGGTGAAGGATGGTTGGCAAACTACGCCAAAGCACTTGCCGCAACCGATTCTGGGGGCATTACGATCCTCCACGGGGGATATGGCACAGGCAAGACGCGGATGGCATGGGAGGTTGCTAGAGCGCACAAGTCCAAGCGACCGAACATCAGCACGGGGGAGCCAGGATGGACGACCACTTACAGGAAGCGTCCGATGGTTTACACCACAGCAATGAACCTTTTCTCAACAATCAAATCCACTTACACCGAGGGGTCTGAGAAGTCAGAAAGGGAAGTTATCAAAGATTACTGCGATGCTGCCCTGCTGGTGATTGACGAAGTGCAGGTCAGGGGAGAGACGAAATTCGAGGACGACAAGCTCACAGCCATCATCGACGCTAGGTATTTAGACAACATGCCAACAATCCTGATTTCAAACTATACATTTGAGAAGCTATCATCCACTCTATCCCCCGCTGTGATGGATAGGTTTAATGAGAATGGCGAAGCGTTAGCTTTTAACTGGGAATCGTTTAGGGGGAAGAAATGACCCGCTTGTAGTAATTTACATGTCGTCCATTGACGAGTATCTTGCGCTTAGTAAGCTCTCCTTTAGCAACCTTCCTTTGAATCATGCAGTGAATAACACCAAATCTTTGATTGAGTTTTTCAGCAACCATCTGTGCGCTGAACTCATCTGGGTCAGGAGTGACTTCTTTAAGCTGGTCAATAATCCAGTCCATGCCGTTTACTTTTGGGATGCTCTTTGCCATTATGGTATGTATTTGCGTTGGTGAAATAGTGGTAGGTCACCCTTGTCCGTTGTCCTTGCGTCGAGGATGATGCAGGAAGGCTCTGTGATAGCGTCGGGGACAACCTTGTAGCCATGACGGGTAAGCCCCTGCCACGCGCCTGTGATGAGCGATGCTTGGTTGCCGTCTGTCCAGATTCCATGTCGATGACGATGCGCCCGACAGATTACAGATGGAATACGTTTGCCCACTCTTGCGCGGGAGTGTGTAATACTTCCTAGTGCGATGCTATGCGCCCCTGCTTCCAGATACGGGCGGGACGTTGCTGAAATGTGATGCGCGAAGTTGATAAGCGTTCCATTCATTTCAATGTCCAGGTTGTCCCATGCGTTCTGTCCGTTCTCAGGGTTCTTCGACGCGCCTAGAACTTTGCCAATGCGAATCTCATCATTCCTCGTGTGGCACTCCGTTCCTTTGATGATGTGAATGCCGGCAGCTTTGCCTGTTATCGGCTGGAGGATCTGAATGACGGCGGTAGATTGGTCGCTGACATCCGCGCTCATTACTTGCGTTGTGCGATGGTGAATGCCTTCAACCAAGTCGCCATTGATTACCAACTCATACGGCTCGTCACCAACGGTCTTGGCAATCCATTGATGGCAATCATCCCAGCAATTCCACAGCCATTTCTGGAATGCGTTCTGACCTATAGGGAACCCTTCGTTGGAGATGAAATCAGACGGCCACAGACCGACGACTGAGCCAATGTGCAAATCCGAAAGAAGAACGATTATCTTTGACTTGCTTTTTATTGGCTTCATTTATTTGTTTTCTACTAATACGTATGGAATCTTCTCTTGATTATAGCGATCCATCAGCATGTATGCCGTGCTACGAAATGATTCCCATTGTGCAGGTGGGATCGTCTGACATCCGAGGGAACTTGTGCCATTGACACCGCCTTTGTGGATGTTGATAGCCACTCCGAAACTAGGTTTACCGCTGCGAGTCACTGGCAATTCTTCGTTAGGTGTTGCTGGTCTGAATGCAGCGTAACCAAGTGGAGACATGATCTTGTGTTTTCCTTTGCGGTAAATGTGAACGCCAGGGGACAACACTGCAACGTCTGGTCTTTGTCGGTCTGAACAACTTGGGTCGGTATTGGAGTTGTAGCTCCCGAAGAAATCAGGGGCAATAATGGAAATCGCATCGTCGTAGATTCCACGGTCGTTCTTCCCAGCCTCGCCCATCGTATCACGGTAGTAGCCACGGATTCCGACTAGAATGACTTTGTATTTCTCAATTACCCAAGTAGGAACTTTGGCAAGTATCTCATGCCGATTTGCTTGTGGTCGGCTGGTTGGAATTATGCTCATATTATTCGTCTACGTGAAAGAATACCCACATAATCGCGGCAATCGAAAGCGCAAAAAGTGACACGCCTATTACTGCCTCGACAAAATGGATTGTTGCTATCACTTGTCAGCGATGATTTGAATCATTGGAATCACTTCCTTGTCTAGGCTGAACGATGTGCCGTCATGCTGAATTGTGCAGCTTGACAGGATTGCTCCTAGCGAAATGAATGCGATGTATTTAATTTTCATGGTTATTTATTTTTCATAATGCGCCAAAGACTAGCGAGACCGACAACCAAGCCAACGATTAAGCCGCTGATTCGGAGCGAGTATTCGATATTCTCCTGAAGCGAAGTTGCCACGCCCAGCATAGGCGTGAGAGTCCCAATTACGCTGTGGTAGAAATCTTTGTTCATTTTGCGTTAGCAGCTTTGATTAGGCCGACTCCACCAAGGATGGCAGCGAATGATGCAGCGATGTCTGGGCTGCCTCCGTTTAGTAACTGAATAGCTACGTTGGCAACTGTTACGATAATAGTCAGGATTCCTAGGGCGGTAGTTTTCATAGTTATTTATTGATTACAGTCCCAAGATGGGACATGACGGATTGAAATGCAACACTAAAAACCACATCAGTGTTAGCAAGCACAACTGCACTATTGATTCGATACTGCTTGCTATCTTGATCTGAGAAAATAACTTTGATTGAGGATGCTGGGGATGGCGATTGCACAGCAACGTGTTTTAATTCTGTAATTCCAAACATCCGTTTTGCTTCCTTGATAAGGATAGGTTCAATGAGCGCAAGTTCCAGTGGCTCAATTTGTGCAAAGATAGGACTCTCGTTGAGTATTTGCTCCCCGTTGTAACGGGCATAGGTGACGATACCGCCAGAACCGATTAGGATTCTGGCAGAAGTAATCCATGTTTTATCGAACAAAGGAGTAACTGTGATTGGATTTGGATGCGGTATCATAAATTAGGGTGGTGTGTATGGGTAAGTTGTTGTTCCTGATACAATTCCTCCGATGTCGCCTGTTCCAGTAGAACCTGCTCCTAGAGCCACGTAAGCATTGCCTCCAACACTGTCGCTATTGATTGAGAGCGCCCCAAGGAAATATGCGTCACTTGCTGCATAATTACCGTTCTCTGATTCTACGCCAGAGAATATCGCATCACCTGATACTTCGCCATTGTTCGTTGCGCCTTGTCCACTGAAGATTGCGATACCTCCGTGGTAACCACTTATGCCAGAAGAAGTCCCTGATGCTGTTAGCAAGCCATCTGTGTTTCCCGTGCTCAACGAAGCATCACCAGCTATTATGACGTAAAGATCGTCGTTACTAAGCATTCCAGGGATTATATCATGTATGTCAATAGTAAAAGAGCAATTATCACCAGCGCAATAAATGTTTCCTACAAATGTATTGCCACCTTGATCCCAAGCAACATTATTCCCAGTGATGAGCATAAGATCAAACGTGGCAACATCGCAAATCACCGACCATGTCCTTGATGACTGTGTCAGCTTTAGCATGTAGCATGTAAACCCACCCGTGATTAGTCGCGATGTTCCGCGAAACTCAACAATGTCATTAGCATTTGGAACCCTACCCGCTAGAGTAGTTAGCCCTTCGTCGCTATACCAGCTAGCTGCTAAACTAGCATCTGCGCCACCAAGATACAAAGTCGCTCGTGGATTGACATTAGAAACAGTTAGTCCAAGTGCAAAAATCATATTAGTAACGCATCTGCATATTCGCGTTGGTAAATATCCTGTTTGCCACCATTTGTAAAGTATGTTGTTCGTCGATGCGAATCATTTCTTCCTGTAGCAACATATCCGCTTCTTGGTCTGCCAATGCTGCTTTCTCCTGTTGCCCTTCTGCACGTAGGTAATCAGCATAGGTTCCATGCGCTATGTATTGATACCACTCTGCTGGAATGGATGTGGATTCTCCAGTCCCATCACCGTAAGTATCACTAAGTTGTGCTTTGTATGTAACAAAAGCAGACGTAGGAGCGGAGTTTCCAGCTACTAACGTAGCTCCATCCGCCGTCACCATGATGTCATACTCTTGAACCGAAGTGGTTACATACGGAGCTTGCACATGAATGCGCAAGTAAGTATCAATCGAACTCTTGCCAGACTCGGTATAGGGAACCACGTTGCTAGTCACTGTGCGTTCTTCTCCGATTTTAAGGAAGCGAGGCCAGTAGTTAGTCGAACGAAATGCACGTAATGCACGGCGATTGATTAGAGCTTTAATCCTGCCAAGCTCTAGTGTCGCAAAGACAACCCCGCTTAACGATTGGATTAACGATAGTAGTTCAGCGTAGGTTTTTGTTTGCATTAAATGTTACCTGCTTTCAGGTGTGATTGTGATTTGAAAAAGTCACGGACGAAGCCTCGGTCATCCCAGCATTCGCTCCCGTATTTTTTAGCAAGTAGTAGATACTCACGTTGCGGAATAGAGCCAACTGGCTTTCCAGCAATGGACTTCACTTCCCTCATTTTCTTTGCCTCCGCAGCGGCTTCAATCTCCCTGCGATTTTCTAGGCTTTCAATAAACTTACGTCCAGAGCATAACTCACGGACAAGTGCTGCGTTGATTTCTTCGTTTGCAAACATAAAGAAAAAGAGGAGGGAGATTTTACCTCCCTCCCCAATTTGGGTTTAGCCTGCTTGCGCGACAGGATCAAGAATGTCAAGAGTGATGACAATTTGACCATCAAGCGCGGAGTAAGCTCCAGTTGTGGTTCCTGCTGCCACAGTAAGGATTACTGGGATTGCAGCAGTAGTTGGAATATCAATTACTACAGGAATATTAGTTGTCCATCCACTACCGCTATTAAAGCGTGCCGCCGTATCAACAGTCGCTGGAGGAACAGCGGAAGCAATGTGTTTCGCGGCGGTTCCAGAGATACCAACGGACACAGCACCGTTTGCTGCAACGGCAGTCGAAGTGCCAGATGTAACAAAGGTTTGCGAAGTCGAGATACTAGCACCACGAATGCCGCCTCCCTTGGGAATCAACCCAATGGTTTTAGTTCCACCAGCAGCCGCGATTGCCGCCAAATCCGCTGATGTAAGCACAATGACGTCAGTAAAACCGCGTCCCGATTCATTATTTGCAATTTTAGGCATGATATTTTAGTTTCTTTTCTAGTTAATTTTAGCTGTAAGCGATTTTACCGTGGGCTTGGGGATGCTTGACGCACAGAGTTCCAGCAACGTCGATGAAACCACGCTCGCCGCCACCTTGGTTCTCCAGGCGAGTAGCACCCATAGGAATCAAGGTGTTGAAACCGAGATACTTGGGATTGAGGACGTAGCCGACGTTGGTTGATCCGGTTGGCATACAAGCAGGGTTGCCGTTGACGATCTTAACGATACCGAAATCGGAATCGTAAAGGTTCACCGAAAGGGTAATCGTCTTGCTTAGTGCTTCTTGGTTGACATGGTAGATGCCAGCCGACGATGCCGTTTGCGAGCGAGTGAATCCGCTGATGATTTGGCGCAACGCAGTGTTGGCAACAAGCGTAAGGCTGTTCATTTCTCCGTTACGGGAGAAAATCGAGCCAAGCATGGTGTTGAACGTGGACTCCGAAACGGTGCTGGTAAGGATCGAACCGGACGGAGTGCGATAAGCAGCAGGAACTGGATTAGTTGATTGTGCAGAAGAGTCAATCCACTTGCCAAGACCACGCATACCGTAAGGAGTGCCAGCACCATTTTCAACCGTCATCTCGTTATTGGAGGCGATAGTTGCTTCGATGTCGCGCTTGATCTCACGCATGGACTTAGCTTCTGCTTGGGCCACGTTAGCAGGGCCGACGCTAGTCACCGCTTGCTGGAGGTTGGACACAATGTAGTCACGGCGCATGAGTTGGATGTAGTTACCAAGGCGAGCGCGATCAGCAAACTTGTCAGAGAATGACGTTACGTCGGAGCCTTCGCTGATACCCGTAGTAGCGGGAGCGGCGAGACTGTCAACAGTCCACTCGGAATAAGTAGCACTTGCTTTTCCTTTGGCGCAAAGCGAAAGGATGGGAGTTTCCTCTGGAGCAAGAATCGAAAGCTCATTGCTGAGATCCTCGCGGTTGGAAACAGCGGAACCCTGTCCGGTCTTAGCGGCGGGGGCTGATGGCTGATAAGTATTTGAGATAGGCATAGTAGTAGTTGGTAAAAGTTATTTGTATTTAGCGATTCTAGCAGCAACCCATTCTTCTGGACTCCCACTCTTTTCAAAGCGGTTATATGCTTCAGCTCCTTTAATCTTTGATGATACCGAGGATTTTGCAGCACCTGCACCAAATGGGGAAGAAGATGGACTGATTTTCAGTTTATTCCCCACCGCAGCTTGCTTCTTAATTCTCGTTACCCCATTGATGGAGTTTGATGCGTGAGCCAAGAGATATTCAATTTGATGGCCAATTTCAGGAACTTGTTTACGTAGCTTTTCGATAAGCGGGTCAGACATTAAATCCTTGAATTGTTTCCCGACAATCGTGGTTTCATCCTTGATGTCTGGAACTTCTTCTTCTGCTGCTGCGATGTATTGACCTTTCAACTGATCCCACTGAGCAATCTGCACAAGATGCGCTTGCTGGGCAGGTAAGAATTTAGTCAACGCCTCGCGGGAGTTACGGTTAGCTTTCTTAATCTGCTGTTTTGTGAACTCCCTGTCTCCAACTAGGATTATGTCTTCAGAACGATAATCTTCGTATTCCTCCAGTAGTTCATCTGTTGATTCAAGCGTTTTCTCAAGTTCTTGGTATTTCGCTTTCAAGTCATCAAGTGACTGGATTTCACGAAACGGATTCTGTTCTTGAGGAACCGGCTTAACTTCGGGTTGGGATTGAATCTTTTCCTCCAGGGCTTTCTTTTGAGCGGTCAGCTCACCAATCCGTTGCAGGAGTCGGCTTTTACCCTTTTTGGCTAAAGATTGAATCTGCTCCGTGGTCAACGACAGTAGATCAATTTCACTTTCCTCCTCCGCTTCTTCGGTTTCCTCCTCGGTCTCGGTCTCCTCTGGCTCAACAGGAACTTCTTCCTCCTCGCCTTCAGGTTCCAATTCTTCAGATTGCTCCTCGGATTCAGGTTCTGGATTACTTAGTCTTGCCGTTCTCTGAGCTACAAGCTCTTCAAATGACATGTTGGACACTGATTCAATAGCTTCAGCGGTAGCTTCTGGATTACTCATAATGGAAACGCCATTTACGCTCGGCGGTGCGTCACAGGTAATTACCACAAATTTGATTACATTGTCAATACCGAATATAAATGATGAAGTTTGTTCTTGTGTTTTGTGAAATAAAATGTAGATTCGCGTTGACGAGAGGTCGAACTCATCGTTACTGTTTTTTTCCCACGATTGCTTAACCGCATGGATGGAGGGCTAGCACGAGTATTTCGACCTCCTTGTGCTAGCCTTTTTCTTTGGCTAGTTTCACTTGGAACGAGTCAGCCAGGCGAACAGGCAAAGGGGCTGAAAGGCTTCATCACTATTAGGCGCGCAGCTAGCTCCGATTACGATCTATCGACTAGCATCTTGTTAGGACTACAATCCGAAACGGGGGGAAGAGTGCTAAACCGAATCAGGTCTCTGGAAGCAGGGGTTCTGCATAGTGGACTACAGAATAAAGCATTGCTGAAAGGTAATGCTAAGAGATCGGTTTGACTTCATCCTCTCAGGGAGAATGAATTTGAGCGTAGCGAAGTGATTCTATTATTTGAAACATAAAAGAAAACCCGTAGAGGGTTTAATCTCTACGGGTCTCTGAACACAAACAAGCTGAAAACAAAACAGCAGGGAAGTAATAGCGGAATGCTGATGAATGTCAAGCTTGTTTTTTCAGAAGAACTAAAAGCTCATCTAGTGTTGAGACGCTGCCCACGATCTTCATTACGTCATTTGTGTCTGCACACTGTCGAAGGTCTCCAAAGCATCGCTCACGCTCATCGTAGAGGAACTGAAGGATAACCTTGAACTCATCACGGTCGGATAGAGCGTCGACTGCTTGCTGGATTGTTGGCTTTGGTATTGATGTCATTTACGTTTGGGTTTTTTCTTTGGAGCGCGAACCATCTTGATTTCAACCTCAACATAGTTCTTACCTTTTTTGCCGTATTCTTTTCCTTCGTGACCACAACTGTTTGATTTACCTTTTTTCATATTATTTCATTGATTTCCTTTTGCTTCGATAGTAACCAGTTTTGCTTGTTGCGCCAGCTAGCATCCAAGATTCTTTTTTATAATCCCAAGGAAGAAGAACAATATCCTGATCTCCAGATTTCTCCGCCTTAATAATATTTGATGTTCTTAAAATTCCATGACTCCTGCCAAGGTTCTTTCTTTTGAACCATCTTGAAACAATATTGCTTTTTACCCCAAATCTGTCTCCAGCTATCTTTAGACTGTCAAATAATTCAATTTTACCACACTCATAATAAAAAGTGTATTTGTTTCTAGCTTGAGATTCTGATATTTTTTTCTTATGTGTAACCGAGAATTTCACTCCAGCCATTGGTGACTTGGCACTCTTGCAAAAATTTACGCAATTTTCATTTGAAATATACTCATCAAGATATTCTTGTTCTTCATCAAGAATAAAACTTGGATCGCAATATTTAACCACCTCAAATGTCAGTGAGGACTCTCCATATTTATCAAATATACGCTGAAGCCTTTTGTTTCTATGACATTTAGCCCTAAGTTTACTAAGATGATTCTTAATCCTAGACTTTAAATTTATGCTACTTCCATAATAAAAATGGTTATTAGCAATACAGGTGATTCTGTAAATTCCAGAATTTCTTATTTCCTGCTGATTTTGCCCGAGCATTTCCATTTTTTTCGACTTAAATTGTTGGGAGTATTAGGATCATTTTGCTGCGCTTCTGGCAAGCGTTTTTTGATACCATAACTTCTAGCGCAATAACTTGACCCTTTGGCCGTGCCTGGACGAATACGATCACCGCCATCTGCTGCCTTGCCAGCTTGCCCAAACTTCACAGTTCTCTTGCGTCCCGTAGCAGGATTGGTGACTATCTTTGTAAATCGCTTTTCCATTATGGTTTGATTAAGATTTTTCTAAAAGCGATAATAATGCCTCTCTACGCTCACTGCTTGGTGGAGTTACGGGTTCAATTAGGTATTCGCATTCAAAGGCAAGGATAGCAGGAGGGTCAATCAGTGAGTAGTATTCAGGCTTTGGAGCGGTTCGCCGTAGGCAAGTCTCGCAACCTTCACGCCAGTCCCATTCACCACCTTCATCAAACCCAACTCCATTGCATCGAGCTATGTCATTTGGCAGCTTGTTCATTTTTTCTTGGCAGTTTTAGCTGATTCGCGGAAGTCCTTCGCAGTCGGTGCTTTCTTGCTGCCAACCTTGTTCATCTTCTCTCCGCTACCTGCTGCAATACGTTTGCGTTTGGCATTGATATTTGAATATAGTCCTTGTTTCATGGTAATTGTAAAAGGCAATTGATTTCGTGAACCACCTCATCAGCGGTTAGATGGCGAAGTTTATAGTCTCCCCACTCGTTAATGTAATCTTCTGAAAGAATCCTCCAAGAACCGTCTGGGCATTGGTAGATTTTTAACGTAAATTCCTTTTTTTGTTCTGTGGTTGCGTTCATGTGTAATAGAACTTTAGAGATTGCTCCAAGAATTGCAAGTTTTTTATTGTTCCATTCCTTGAGTTGTCATGCCACCCATTTCAGCGGGTGCTGTTCCGATACGTCCAATCTCAGCGTTCTGTGCCTGTTGTAGCTGGAATTGATATTGACTGGCATATTTCTGCAAGCGACCTGCAAAAGCTTCGTCTTGCTGCGCTCTAGCTGCAACGTCAGGCTGCTGAACGTATGCTTGCACCATCTGCATTGCAATCTGCGCTCCGTTTGGTTGAGCAGGAACTTCGATACCAGCAAATATCTTCGCAAGGTCATCGGTAACGTTCTTCTGAACCTTCTGTTGCGCTTCCTCAACTGGTTGCAATACGTAGTCTGCAAAGATAGGATTGATCGACGATGCGGCAAACTCAAGGAGCTTATTGACATCGAGGATGCCATTACGATCCAACTGGACAAGTGACACCATGTTCTTCAACTGCGTCTCCGCTGTCTCTGGGTCACTGGACAATGAGTCAAATGACACCATGATTGAGAAGTTCTCATCAGGGCTGCCCTTGGTCATTACCTGTGGGTTGGGATTGCCAGTCACTTGGAAGAATACTTCATCAGGCCCCATTCGCTGATAGAGCTTCCAAGCCATTGTTAAGACATCCTTAACATGATCGAGGAACTTACCGATATAATACTGCTGACGTGCCGATGAGAGCGGATTTGCGAGATCCAATCCGATGGCACGATCAGCTTGTCCACGCATGGAAAGCTCGCTCTCTACGGAGCCGTCATCCCGTGGGGGAATAGGGCCGAAAGCAATTTCGCCTAGCCGACGATATGGAACTCTACGTCCTGGCCCCCAGTCAGATGGTGGGCGACCGGCAGGGTGCATAATCGGTGGCAAAGTAGCCAATGACGCACGGTCAATTCGACTGTCGCGCTCGGTCTTGATTTGCATCTGAGGGCCACGGAGAATATCAGAGAATGTTTGAACTTCATACATCCGTTTCTGGTCATTGGCTAGGCGAGTGACCACAAATGGATAGTCATCGTAGCCATTGAGCAGCTCATGCTTGGCATAGCCATCTGTTTGTGGATGGAACACTGTGCAATAAATACCCTCGGAACCATCTTCTTCGTCGATCAATCGTTGATACGCATAGACGATCATTACCAGATCATTGTCATCTGTAATTGGTAGGCGAGTTTGGGTTTTCACTTTCTCGCCATCGAGATACATGGAGTCTTTTCCACGTAGGGTTAAGATAGCGTTGTCCACCCATTTAGCGTCCCATCCTTCATTTGTCACCTTCTTCTCAAGCTCCTGAGCTGTGAGGAATGTTCGCCAGAACATGTATGGTGCGCGTTGTGGGTCTGAGATATAAGAAGGGAACATCACCTCGCCATCGGGAGCGCAAGCGCAAACAACTGGACAGTCAACAGTTTGACGCGGAAGGGAAATCTCTGCCGCTCCCATCTTGCGTAGGTCTTTGATTGCTTTCTTTGCACGTTTGTTGGAAAGGTCAGGAAACGATTGTTGGATTAAATCAACCAATACCGCATCATCCTGTCCACTTAGAATTAGTTCAGCAAGGTCAGGTGATGCTTGTTGAATCTGTTCAAGGCTTACGCTTTGTAAGTAGGAACGCTTCTCACGCTTCCATCCAACATAGGAAACCATGATTCCCTTTTCCATTAGATAGTTGCCAGCAAGCTCCATCTGACGCTTGAAGTCGGGAATGTATGACGAACGCATCCATTTTAGAAAACCAGAAACAACCGCAGCTTTAGGCATTGCAGCCATAGATGTCGGGAACGCTTTAATATGGGAACGAGCCAACGCTTGATCAAACAAGGCGACATACATATCAATGCGCTCGCCAACTACGTTCACTTCTTGGTCGGAAGCACCTTGCCATGGAAAAGCATTTGCTCCATTCTTGCGAAGGTCATCAGATTTTCCATCCCAGATGTTCCTGCGGTCATTGTAAGACCTAAGGCAAGATTCAAAGTAGTAGTCTAGATCAACTAAGCAAGTATCATAAGCATCAGCCAATGCGTTAATATCAGGTTCCTTGTCTAAATAAACAAGGGATTCATCTTCTATTTGTTGAACGTCATTCATGCTATGTATTGATAGTAGTCTCCAAGGTCGGAATTGACTAGAGTAACACTAACTTCTTTTCCTAGCAAGCGTCTTGATACTTGAGCGGGACACTTTACGTTGACAGAGAATCCATCAATCCTTCCCCTTACCCATGTGGGATTATTGCAAACGCCTAAAATCAACGCTTTTAGCGGGACATCAGGAACGTCTTGCACAGTATCCTGTACAATCTTTGCTGGTCGGCCACGCTTCTTTGTTTCTTTTTTCGCACTCATATTAGTAACCTCCTCCGCCCTGAGTTGTAACAAGACTCACAGAATTGTCAACATGATCTATTCCAGATATTGCAGCATAGCGTAAAACGTCGATCACATCCTTCCATGCTTCCTTTAATCCACCTTCACCAGTGTATTCAGATAGTCCTTGGATGATGTTCTCGCAGTCGGAGCTAATGTAGAAATGCGGTCGATTGACAGAATCCAACGGCTTAGTTGTGTCCCATGCCATTTTCCCGATCAATGCTTGCAATCCATCGTCGATGTCTAGTCCTGGGGCTGGGATAAAAACCATACCGGCTTCATTCAAATCCTCAATAATCGACGATGAACCATCTTGCACTTGATACTTGGCAGCTCCAAGTCGAGGGTCAATCAATCGTTCAAAGATTTCCTCCTCACCTTCAAGTTGCTCGACAAGCTCTACGTAGTCACGTATTCCAAAGCCTTGCCCTTTAGCACCCTCTCCAGGCATCCACTTACCACCGCGCCATTCTGCCCAGTCACCTACGTCAACCCCAGGCCATTCACGGTAAATCCACATTGTGCTACTCTCATCCACTGCAATCCAGCACATGAACCAGTTCTTTGATCCAGCAGGGTCGATGATGTGATAGCGTGTAATGTTCCTAGTAGGAATCTTCTCTGGCTCCACCACGTTGACGATCTTATTGAATTTAGGAAACTTCGTAGCGTGTGATTTCATCGGCACACCATAGGCGCGGATAAGTATTTCCTCTCGCGTCCTTCCCTTCAGCGTCTCTTTAATGCGGTCATATCCGCCAAAAGCGTTATCCTGTGAATGGAAATAATGCACGGAAGCATTTAGCTTCTTTGACTTCTGCACATACGGAACAAGTTCACCATTCAGCAATTCCGCTTCCCTGCTTTCAATGGTTGTGGCACCATCAAGATACTCCTTGATTACTTCCGTCCACCCGTCAATAGGCGTAAACGTAACCAGCATTTTTGAGTTGCGAGTTGCTAACCTAAATCTAAGCGTGTTTATCAGTTCAGGGCCAAGGAGGTATTCGTCGAGCCATACGCCGATATTGTGCCATTTAGGATTCCTAGAACCAAGCTCCGCGCCTTCCAAAATAGTTGGATTGTTCTGATACTGGGAATACGTTTTGAAGATAATCTGTGAACCGTTTGGCAAGATTAGCGACGAATCGGTAAAGCCAGTTTTCTTCTTGTAGGAAATGTATGCGTTTGCGCTTGTAAACTTTGTTTTGAGATACTCTGGTAACCATGCCCATACCGCGCTTTGTTGTTGGCGAATAGACACTTCAGATGTTTGAGCAAAGCAGAATATCTCGGAGTTAGGATTCTCCACCGCAGCACGAACAACAGAAAAGGCCCCCCACTGAGTTTTTCCGCTCCTGTTGCCACCAAGTGCTAGGATTTCATTGACCTCATGCAACTGCTCCTCAGCCTTTGTCCAGTGAGGCAAGCGAAACCCATACTGATACGGGTCTTTCTCTGCGTTCTCAATCGCCTCATGGTAAATACGATGTATTGACAACACCTCTTCGGGGGTCATCTGAACCAACTCGTCATCCGTTGGCGGAGTGAGTATCTGATGCGCTCTCCAAATCATACTGTTTCCGCGTCGATTATCTTGCCCTTAGCAATGCGTGTTCTTGCTTCATTGATAAGGTTTGCAGCGTCATCGAGACTAGCACCCTTGCGATGCTCTACAACGGTCGTAGCCATGCCTGTAAGCTGCGCTGCTTTATCAGTAAGGATACCAACTGTGATTGCCAGCTTCTCAGGTGAAATCTTAGCAAGGCTTTCAGGGTCATCGAACAGTTGAGTAGCTCGTTCAAACAATAAATCAGTATATTCCTGCGCAGCAATAGCGTACCGCATGGAGAACTCTTTTCGCTTTGTCTCAAGAGTATCGTTATGTCGCCATTCCAAGGTGCGGATAGTAGCCCTACCAACACCTGTTTTCTTAGATATGTCCTTAATCGTTGCGCCTTGAGCCAACAGAAACAATGTCAACGCTGCCTTGTGTGGCGCGTAGTGTTCGATGCTGTTGCGAGGAAGCGACTTAGCGCGTTCTCTTACTTCTAGGAACCATTCGCTTTTGTCAGGGCGGTCATCGTAGTAGTTGTCCTTTATTTTCTGGAGTTGTTCATCGCTCATAAGGTTCAGCCTTGCTGAAGCAATTAAACTCTAGTTTGAATTAAAGTTCAAGATTTGTTATTTTTCTTTTGCTCTTTCCATTTTTATCATGTCGGCAGCAAGGTTGATTCCTTGATTTTCCTTAAATTGCTTTGCCATATTGGTCAACTCAGCAGAAAACTCAGGATCGCTCGATGCTTGGTGAGCTAATGCTTCTAATCCGGTTTTCGTCAAAAACATTTCTTTTGCCATGTCATTGTACGCTTTATTCACGGCTCCTGGCATTGCGTTTTTGGCAAGTGCTCTTTTCAATGTGTTCAGTTGAGAACCAGAGGAAAGCATTGCTGTTACGTATCTATTTCTTACAGATGTCGCAAGCTGTCCAAATGGAATACCTAAAATCACTCCATTATTAGTTGCGGTAAATCTAGGAACAAATCCTTGTGCTGTAACATCAGTAATCATGTTTGCATTAGACAGTCTTGCTATATCAGCAATACCTTCAGCTTCTTCTTTTCCTAGAATAACTTCTAGTTTCTTGCCTAATTGAGAAGTTGCGCCTGGTGCTATCTCATAATCTAATAGAAATTTCTTAGTTTCAAATAATGGCATAAATGGAGCATTTACAGTTGTTTCTCCATGAGGATATTTATTGAATAGATTTCTCTTGAAATCACCTTTGAAAAGATTCCTTGCTTCTGGCGACAACTTGCTAAGTTCAGTCATCGCATTTACAACATCGTTAATTGTGCTGTCTTTAGAAAGCAAAACAGAAGAAAGAGCATCGGGATCAATGTTCTTATAGTCTCCTTTTTTAGCAAGTTTCAATATTGTTGAATTTGCCAATGCTGCTTCTTCTTTTTGAAGTTTGGCTTTTTGTGTGATGTTCTTTGCTAAAGCTCTTCTTTCTTGCTCAGAAAGAGGTTGTCCCATTCTTTTAATGTCATCAATACTGAAATCAAACGCTCCGATATTGCCTAAATTTCTATTCAATTCTTCAATAGACCTTTTTTGTGCGGCTGCTTCTCTTCCAAAAAGAGCATCAAGAAACCCATCGTCAATCTTCACTTTTGATGCTCCACCTGCGCCGATGCCAATATCATTCATATATTGCAACTGCAATAGTTCTAGAATTTTATCTGCTTGCCCAGCTTTACTTGGGTCAGATGCTTCAAGTTCACGAAGAGATTGAATAACTTTCCTTGTTGTATCCGGTTCTTTCAATACAGAATTTACAATCGCCCTTGAGTTTTTGCTTTGTTCTCCTCCAGCTTCTTTTAAGATACTACCTAAAAGATTCTCATTGTATTTTTGTCGTGTATTGACTTCATCGGAATACTTTTCGAAAAGAGTTCCAACATTTGCTTTTGATCCATCAGGCAATGTTGTTTCCAAAGAATCAAAAACCTGTTTCCTGTAATTACTTAGTCCTGATGCAATCTTCCCGCCAAATACATCTTTGGTTGCCCCACTAGAAACATTATCAGGTCTTGCTTCTCTAAATTCTCTTACAAAATTATCAAAATCAATGGCAGTTAATGGCCCCGAAATTGACTCAAGATCATCTATTCTTTTAAGTAAATCTTGAGGAACTGATGAACCAAAACTAGAGTAATCGTCAGCTTGTTGTCTTGCTCGCTCTAAAAGAATGGGAGCATCCCTCCTTGTTCTCAAACGATTTGAAACAATATCAACCGCTGACGTGTTTAATGCTCCAGATTCATTTGCTTGCCTACTTATTTCCGAAACCTTATCTAGCATTTCTTCGGGAGTCATACTAAATCCAGCTTGGTCAGCCAGTGAGAAAACTTCTTCTCTAGCTGCTCTTACGTTTTCTATAGCTTGAACTCTAGCATCTTTAATAGAAGAAAACAAGGTTTTACCAAGATCGTCAATTCTACTTAATGGGCCTTTTGTTTGTCGATTAAATGCTGCGTCAATAATTCTTTTTCCTCTACCAGTAATTACACCAATCTGTTCAGATAAAGCGTTTTTCTTTGCTTCTTGTTGAATGGCGATATTTGAAAAATCACTGGGGGTGACTGGAATGTTACTTTTTATGTCATCACTCAATCTAAGCAACGATTCCTGAGTGTTTCTTGATCCTGTTGCAATTCCAGACCCTGCATATGTCCCAGCAAGTTCAGACTGAATATCAACACCTTGCTGCCCTGCTAATCTAGCTCCAACTGGAACATTTATTTCGCCAGGAGCGCGACCTTGACTTGCTGCTAGCTTTTCCTCCCTTACTCTCAATCTGTTAGCCGACTCATCAAGGATTTTAACAAACTTGTTTTCAAATGGGTCAGGAATTCTTGCTGCTCGGTATGCAGGAATAGCAACATCGGTAAGCATTCCTGTTCCTGCACCAATAATAGCTCCGGTTCCGCGCCTTGCTATTGTGCCGCCAAAATCAGGACTAAGACCATAAGACAGCCTTAATGCCGTATCAATACCCGATCCCACAACTCCACCAACTGCCGCTGATCCAACATTGGCAAGTGCTGGACTTTTTGTTGATCCAAGAATACCTAAGAATGACGCGATTTCAGATGCAACAACAGGTGCCTCGGTTGCAATTCCAGCAAGACCAGCAATCCCCTTATCAAGTGTTGTTTTAATTCCATCAGGTGATTTGATAAAGAACTCTGTATTCCCGCCGACATCTACTGGAAGGACATTTCCTTTTCCGTATGTTTTCTCAAGTAGTTGGGATTTGCTAGTAGGGTCATACAGGCTTTGCACCTGCGCCATGAGAGATGTCGGAATCTTTTCAGCTTTACGTCCACCTTTACCGATTGGCAAATTGTAAATCTCACCAACAATCTTGCGATTTCTTTCATCAACCTCTTTAGGTAATTGTTGATTTGTGCTTAATGCAGTAGCTCCAGGCATTCCCATTGATTGCATCGGAGAAGCAAAAGGAACGGGAACACTTTTCCTAAGAACGTCCATTTTCTTACTGACATCAGCTACTTGCAAGTCTGCTTCTTGCGTAGCTAGCTTTGTGTAGCTATTTTGAAGGAAATTTTCTCGATCCTTCATTGCTCTTAAATCATTGATCAAAGAATTATACTCATCGGTATTGCCAGATGCTTTTGCTGCGTCAAGTTTTTGATCGATAACCTTATTGGTTTCGTTGATTTTGCGAAACTCGTCTTCAATAGCCGCTTTGTTTTGTTTCAATTCGCTCATTTGACTCCGTGTTTTTCGAAAATAGATTGTGAATTGCTACTTGGGGCAACTGCAGATTCAGGAATTAAATCTTGCCCATTTCTAATTTTGCTTACTTCTTCTTCAATATCAAACGCGCTTTTCTTTTGTCGCATTCCTTCAGATATTGCTTTTTCAGCTTTTTCAGCTTTTTCAACTGCTTTAAGCATAAATTCTCCTATTTTTCTATTTCCTTCTGCACTATTGCCAAGATTAGGAGCCAAAACAGTAGTGAAATATGCCATTTCTCTGTCGGAGATAGCACCTTTGGTAAGATTGATAAATCCCATAGCAAGGTTTCCAGATACAGACTTAAATGTTTCAGAATTTGAAACGTCTTTGCCAAATGCTCTATTAAATTGCATTATTGCATCTTGAGCAAATCCAGTTTTTACACCTTCATCAATAAGACTTATCATTTTTTTGATATTGTCTTTATTTTGCACAGCACCTTGAAGTTGTTTCTTTTGATCGAATAAATCTTTATCAACCATTTCAGCACGTTTTTGTTGGTCTGATACTCCGGTGTTCACTTCAACCATTGGCTTGCCACCAATAGTTGCTGAAGTTACAAGGAACCTACCATCTGCCATTGGAATCGCATCAAGTTTTGCTCCTTGTGACACAAGCTGATTGATTTGATCTTGATTCATTACAGTCCCGGTCTGGCCATCCTTTGGCTCATTGCTAATGTACCTAGGGATAAGTGGCTGAATAGGTTTTGCTTGTTTGTCTGTTGTGGGTGGTCCGTCAACAATCATAGCTCCCCGCGCTTGTTTGGCAACATTTCCACCACCAAGAGGAGATAAGCCTTCAGGAACATCACTTGTTGTCCCACCCATTCCGCTAGCTTCAGCTATCAATTTTGCAGATTCAGTATTTGTATCTGGTTTTTGCGGCAAGACTCCAGGACCGCCATCTGCGGAAGTTCCCATGCTAGGCGAGGCAACAAGATTCATTCCTGCAACAATTTGATTGGCAGCTTCGGAACCTAGTTGATTGGAAAAAACTTCTGGAGATTCTCCTCTTCCAAAAGCTGGCAAATCCAAAATTGGATATTTTGTTATTGGATCATATATTTGACCATCACTTCCTTGTTTTACCAAAACATCACCCTTATCAGTCTTTAAGAGCTCATCCTTAAACGTAAGAGGAGAAGGTAATGGTGGAGCATTTCTTGCATTCTCAATAGCCATTGCCTGACTCTTATCGAATCTTCCGAACACGTTGGGAATCATTGCCTTTCCTTCATCAAGCATTGCGGCTTTCTCGATAGGACTAAGATTAGGATCATTGTAAGCGGACAAGAACGGACGGAGAGTTTGCTCTGCACCAGTAATTCCATACGAATCTCCTAGAGTTATTGCTGCCTCGATAGACTTAGCGGATGCCTTATTGTAAGCGTCTACTTTCTTCTGCTCTTGCTTGGCTTGTCCATAGTCCTTAATCACCCCTGCAATACTACCACCAAGATTAGACAACCCCTGCGCTTGCATTTCCGCAGCGCGAGCAAATCCACTGTAATCTTGTTTGAATGACTCAGGGTTGATTCCAGAGCCTAGCATTTGTCCGCTTCCGTAAGTTGCCATATTGTTTTATTTTTTATTTCATGCCGCCACTTGCAACCTTGGTAATAGACCCACCAATTTCACCAATCGCATTAAACATTGCTGCGTTCTGTGCAGCTTTAGCTTGTGCGTTTGCAGATGCCGCAGCTAGTTGATTTGACCTTTGAGCAGCACCAAGATTCAATCCAACAGATGTATCAAACAACTGTGGTGTTCCTGCGCCAATGGCACCTAGTCCAGTCTGCAAGAAGTTTTGTCCTTGTTGATACGCCATTGGCGCAGAACCAAGTAGGTTGAGACCAGGTTGCGTGTAGAATCCTTGTGAAAGATTATACGAGTTCTGCGCTGCTTGTGCGGCTTCCGCCCTTTTTCTAGCAAGCATTTCCTCTCGACCCATTACTTCCGATGCGATTGCGGCATTACCACCAATCCTGCCAGCAGCGGAAGCTCCTTCTCTGGCAGCCTGTTGGTAACTACGCTGTTCTTGCGGATTTAGTGATTGCGAGGACGCATAAGCCCGTCTAGCCTCTGCATCTGCATTTTGAGCTGCGTATGCCTGTTCTGGTGAAAGAGCTTGCATTAAGCCTCTAGTGAGTCCTGCTTGCCCAGTCATTTGACCGAGTTCTGCTTCACGAGCTTCACCTAGTCCCATGCCAGCTTGTTGCGCTGCTTGATTGCTAAGACCAAAGATTCCTTGTTGTCCACCTGCACCACTTAAAAACGATTGAATGTCACTAAGGTTTAACCCTTGGAACTGAGGACGGAATTGCTGTTCTTGCGAAATGATTCCTGGCAAGGACTTGGACATTCCAGAAACATAGTTTCCAATGTCTGCGCCAATATCCATCTTTGGAGCCTTAATTTTTGGTGCTGATCCCATAATTATTGTAGTTTTGAGTAGAACTTTTTCATATTTAGTAAGCGAGTGCGATTTAATCCCTTGAAGTCGCGTCGAAAGGAAATGTAATCATAGTCATCTTTGAAAAGCCCAAGACCATTTTCCATGTCTCCGCAGCAAATCGTAACGTAAAGCGTATCTGATTCAGTGAACGTAACAGCATTTTCAGGATGCTTGCTATCAGAGTGAAAGCATAGTGCAAAGACCCTTGGCGTAGATATGACAACACCATAGCACATGTGCCATTGGATGAGACGTTGTATGTCGATGTCATTTGATTCATAAAGGTCGATTGCTGTTGCTAGATGTATGTTCATCCAATAATTGAAATGCTATTATGCAAATTGCTCACTGGATCGTTGTTGCTTGTATCAATGGTCAATATCCTAGAGCTTTGAGTGTTGTTTGGTGACCCAGATAGCACCTTATTTCCAGCGGAAATTGCAAACGCTGCCGTTGTGGCGCAAGTCCCAAGGATAGAATAGTTAGCACTAGGCATAGCGACTGAGAAATTAGCTACGTAGTAACCATCTTGTGCGCTATCATTTGCGCTTGGTGGTATTGTAGGGCTAGCAGCCGCTGCCGAGATGCACGATATGTTTCCACTTGCACGAATTGTTTTCCTTAAAAGAGTAACTGTTCCAGTTGAAGTTGTTGACGCGCTACTCGTTACTGTAAATGTGTTTGCATCAGTTACTGCCAACACTTCGTAAAGACCATCAAATGGGGCAGTTCCAGTTCCAACTGTGTGATCAATAAAGATTAAATTGCCAGCAATCAACCCATGACCAGTCACTGTGATTGTAACAGTAGTTCCAGTTCTGGAATAAGTTCCAGTTACATTGGTGTTTGCTGTGGAATTGAAGTTAGCCCATGCTCGGATTCCGTAGATAGGGGCAGTTCCAGTCTGCGCTCCATTCAGCTTAGGCGCGGTAATGGCAGCGTCTGCAATGTCTGCTGTTACAATAGTTCCATCCACAATATTAGCAGATGCTATTGTAATTGCGGTAGGCAAAGCTCCCGTTCCTAGCTTTGATAGGTCAATCGCTGCGGATGCGTTGATTTTTGCATTGGTAATAGTGCCATTAAGAATTGCAGTTGCAGTTACGGCATCTGTCGCCATCTCATTGGCTGTAATTCCACCTGTTGCAACCTTGATCTTGCCGCCAGTTATCGCCAGGGTTCCATTGGCTAGAGCATCAGAAGTAAACTCCGTCTCGTCGATGATATTATTCATCAACGTGCTAGTGATTACTTCGTTTGTTGCAAAAACGTGGGTTGTATTTACGACTCCAGCCATATTATGTTTGAGAAATAATTTGTCGATTTGTCACAGAACCAGTGACCTTCAAGGATGTTATCTTAGGGGAGCCAATCGTGCGTGTCAAGGTTAGGCTTCCAACATACCCTCTGATCCCACCTAGTCGGAACCTAATGTTACCAGTTTCATCCTCGTTTGACGCGCCTGTGCCGAGGACGACTCCATCAAGGAAGGTCGTTGTAGTCCCAATCTCTTGGCTGTTGTCTGGATCTTCCGCTGCAAAGGAGATGTCATACTCTCCTAGCCCACCATCGACGCACTGCATGGTAAGTTGGCCGTCTGTAAACCGCTTGCGATCAAGATTGCCAAGCGCATACCCCCTAGTTGTTAAGGATGAGTTAATAGAAAAGCTGGTTATTGAACCACCTGAAAGCAAGTTGTCATTCGATGATTCAAATGCTTCCAATTCATGCAGTCCACCTAGAGACGTTACCGCATAAATGCTATTCCTCTCAGCAGCACTACCAATGAGTAGGTTTTTCACAAGGAAATCACTGGCTCCAAAGGTATCAATCGACTCCCATCCTTTGTTCAGGAAGTTAAACACCAAAATTGTGTTATTTCCAGCAGCGTTATTAGCTCCTGCCGTTGAATCTAGTGCTACTGCAAGGTAATATCGGTTATTGAACAAAACTCCTACCGCATCCTTGGCTAGATTCTTGTTGATTCTATCAATATACGGCTGAATATTCTTTGAGATAGGCTCATCTGCGCCCCGAAGGTTGTAATCATTCAGGAACTCTACAGCGTAAACACCTTCATCTGACAGAAAGAACATAGCGTTACCTTTCATAACAACGCTTTTCCTCGCCAAGCACCCAACTTCGTCAGTCAATGCTGTTACCTTAGTATCTGACAAGCTGCCAACAGTCCCGCTTATCAAATGTAAGCTGTTACGATTCAGGACAACCAGTTTGTCATCGTAGAATCCCTGCATTGAAACAAGGTAATCAGCAGTTCCTCCAGTAATCCTGAACTGATTGGCAATCTGGTCGAACGTGTGGCTATCTAAAAGGTCGGAAACTGATAGCTCATCGGTAATCTTCCTGTTCGTATAGGTGGGAGAGCTAAACGTGCCAGCAGGAGTGTAATAAAACGGAACCCACAATCTGCGTTGGAAGTAAACTCCCCATGGTGGGGCAGGTTGGTGAATGAATCCACCGCCTATGCTAAACCTGCCGCCAAACTCAACCTGCAATCCGCCACCAAGACTTGCAAGATTAGCTACTGGAGCAATGAACGATATATTTGTAGTTGATGCACTTAGCACCTCAAATGACTTGCCTGAAATAGCACTAAACTCAGGAACTGTAGTCTCGTAGATAACAATAGTGTCTCCAGCTATAATGGTAGTATTGCCAGTAACAGTTAAACTTACAAGGCCATTGCTTACTGAACCATCGTTTCCAGTCGTTGTGAATATCTGTGGCTGAACGTAAACACCTCCAGGCACTAGCGTGAAGTCCGCTTTCAACACAGCACTTGTAACAACGAATGTTGCAGCGGTCGTTTGCGTTCCTGTAGATGTATATGTAAATACATCCTTGTCCGTAATGGCTAGAACTGTGAATGTTCCATTAGGATCATAGGTGTTTCCGCCAGTTAATCCGCTAACCACAATAGTATCATTTGCCTTAAGTCCATGGTCGGTGACTCTCATAGTCACGATTGCAGATGGACTGATTGGTTGACTAGCACTTACAATCTGCCTACCATTAGGGAACCATTCAAATGCTTGTGAACCATCACGGAATAGAAACACGCGGTCAAACGCTTGTATCATTTCGGTGTCTTGTCCGACAGTCTGTCCAGTGGGGTATTTAACATCACTCGTGGTATATCCATCGAGATCAACTAGGATAGCCTTGGAATCCAACGCTAGCACCACGCTCTCAGCATTGCTGGAGTTAGGGTCGCTGAAGATACAAGATGCCCTGACGTTGACGTTAGCAGCATCATTGATAGGAGTTGTGGACAGTGTGCCAACTTGGTCGCTGATACTCGTCAGCGTAGGCACAGAATATGACAATGTATTTACATCAACAACAGTCAGAGACACATCTCCATTCATCTCGACATTACCAACTAGACCAGCGACTCGCGCCAATGCTGTGCCTGTCAACCCATGTCCAGTAATGGTAATGGTAACAACCCCAGTAGCCACACTAGCAGCCGTGATGTTCTTAGCTACATCAATCAGAAAGAATGGCAACTGCAATGGACTGCCACCGCTTGTCAACGAGCTTGTCCTAGCAATCACTCCTCGACGCGGTTTCCAATATCCTTCCATCCGTCCATTCAACGACTCCCTAACCTCACCAACTTCTAGCTGGTTTAGTTGTAGTCGCTGGTTGACACTCAGGAATCCACCATCTCCATCGGAGGATTGTCCGTCATCCATTGCACTACCACTCTGTGCATACTGACTCATTAAACGGTATAAGCAACTACAACTCCACTGGTTACTGTAAGTGCCGTGAACAACCCGCCAAGCCCCACACCTGCTGGGATAGTAATAGTCTGAAGGCTAGTCGCTCCTGTAATGTTCGATGCCGTAACAACACTAAATACTGTGTTAGTCACTACCTGAACCCACCGGAACTTACCCGTAACCGCACCACTAGCCGAGGTAATAACTTGACCTCCACCTTGTCCTTGCAAATCGTAACTAATCGGACTGCTCATGCACACTTGTATCATTTCAGTGGGAACTGTCAAGAATAATTCGCAGTTGGGCATTTTTTAAAGGGGCGGGGAATCCGATAGATATTTACAAGTATACACGCGCACAACCCCCTCCCCCCGCACCCGCTTGAAACACTCGCTTGAAACACTCGCTTAAAACACTCGCTTAAAACACTCGCTCACCATGCCCTGGTATTGGATCTCGCCGCTTGAAACGTACGCTTGAAACGTACGCTTGAAACACTCGCTTACCTATCGCCTGGCACCGCATCGCATCATTAAAACGTACGCTTAAAACACTCGCTTGCCATGTCACCGGCACGTCACCAGCATCGGCACGCGGCATCGGCACGCGGCATCGGCGCAATCTCCTCGATGTTTACTTTGTAAATACCGATTATCGTTGAATAATTGTAAATTGTCTACAAATCTCCAACAAGAGCGATTGCAGTACATGACACGGAATTTCATTGCCAGCAAAGGGATAGTTGGCCGCTAGTAAAAAAAGATTTTTTTTTCCTTGACGGGTTGTGGAAATGCTGATTATACTTATCAAAGAAAGAAAGCACCCTACCAATGCCTTAAGCGGATAGCCAGAGAGCATTGACTGGTGATTGCGATTGTTGGCGATATATTTGTGGGAGAGTGAATAGATATTCCCTGATCCATATATCATCCATATATCCCTCATATATATATCCCATATATATATCCCATATATATCCCATATATATCCCCGGCATATCCTATTATTTACCTAATTCACCCCGAATAACCCGCTTATTGCTGGTAACTGGCAATAAGTCTCGCCCCTGCATCCTGCATAGAATATAGGGAAATGAAAATAAATGAGATGTAGACAAAATAAATGTAGACAATCTTGAGTGTTATGGTAACTTCTGCCTGTCGCAAATAACAAGCGACGCAACCAACAAACCAAAAACAATATGACACCATTACAAGCACAAATCAAACTATCTGAAGCGAACTTCAAACGTCTTCTTAATGACGTGAACGGGAATCCGCGCTACTACTTGGCGCATTATCTCGCTAGCGAAAAACAAGTTCGGAAAATCGGCGGCGTGAAATATCGCGGCAAGAAATACGGCCCCGGATGGGTTTTCCAATCTTACCATTTGCAAGGTAAAATTGAGGCATTGAACGCTTCCGCATGATTTAATCGCCCGTTGCCCCTCTTCACGGGGGGGCATAGGGCGGGGAGAACATCCGCACAAATAAACTAAAAACAATATGCAAACTATCACAGGAAATACATACCCAGTCCGCGAGTCGATAAAAGCACTAGGCGGGACATGGAACAAATACGCTAAAGGTTGGAGCGTCCCAGACGAAAAAGCAGACGAGGCACGCGCACTAGTGGCGGGGGCTTCATCCGCAGCACGTCGCACGAGAAGCGCGGGCTATGTCTCGAATGTTTACCGCTTTTCGAGTGGTGCGGAAGTCTATCGAAATAAGCAAGGACGCTGTGAAGATGCTCCTTGCTGTGGGTGTTGCTCATGACCCCACACGGGGTAATCCAACCTGCACAAGCAGACCGTCACAAGTCGGCAAATGGAGAGTGACCCGAACAAATAAACATATGAAAACATTAAACGAAAAGTATATCGAAAACACGCTGAAGTACAACCGCCGGAACCGCCGCCGCCGGCAACCGCTAACCTTCCGCGCATGGATCGCGCTGGCGGTGGCTGGAGCGGTGGTGGTAAATGTCGCCTATTTCATCCTTACACACTGAAAAACCTGAAACAATAACACTATGAAAGCTGAAATATCAGAAACAGAACCGCGCCTCGCTTGGCGTTACTGGTCAAAAGCAAAGCCGATGTTTTATGTCGCGCAACTGCCAGGAAACAATGGCGCAGATTATGGATACACCGACAATAGAAAGGGGACGCTTTCACGGGGGGAAATGCTGGATGCCGCAATACCGCTCTCCCCTTACTGGCAAAAAAGATTCCGAGCGCATTGCTCCAGAATGGGAGTAGTCGCTCGATTCTCCGCTCCAGAAAAAATCACAGCATGAACCTGAAATAACACTATGAACACTACACACGATTATTACAACACGAAAAACTTCCCCATCCTGCTGGCCCATAATGGCCCGTGGGACATTTACAGGAACAATAAAGGCTATTGTGCCGCGATCCCGGTTGATTCTCACAGCGGCCACCAGGCGAGTCATTTCGGGGAATTAAGGAATGTCATGGCTCTCGTGAAAAACAACCATTTGAAATTGATTGAAACACCATGAACACGCACACAGCACACACACCCGCGCCTTGGCGCGTTGAGAGTTGGCCTTATCAAAACGCTCGAAGGGTGTTGACAATACAGACCGACAACGATGCCATCGCCACAATCTGCAATCTGTTCAGAGGTTTCAGCGACTCATCTTCCGAGATGTCTGCAAGAGAGGAGTCGGCAAACGCTCGTTTGATAGCAGCGGCACCAGAACTGTTGAT